AAATGCTGTATATGTTTTTCTAACTTGTTCATCTAATCTGTCAATCTCATTATTTAATGTTATAATATTTAATTTGTTGCTATCTATTGCTTCAGTAAAATCTCCCATAGCACCTTCTAAATAGTTAAATGACCACACAAGCGTATCTGCTTCTATTGTAAGCATTTCATATTCTTCACGTAATCCACCTAGTTTAGATTCTAGTTTTGTTACTGATTCTGATGCTCTACTCCAATCTTCATCAAACCATGCTGCTGGTCTATCTCCACCTGCTTCTGATTTTTCTAGTTTAGCTATTCGTAGTTCATTTTCTACGTCTATCCAATCTTTTGCCTTTTTGTACATTTGGTCTTGTACTCTAAAGTATTCAATTACTTCGTCTACTGGTAATTCCTGCTTTCTACCCATCTCGAATTGCTTAAAGAAAGGTGTAATTCCTTGACCTTGTTGTGCAACTAAGCTAATATAATGTCGCTGTAGTTGTATTATATATTCGTCTATTTTTCTAACTGATTTCTCAGCTTCAAATAATCCTGAAGTAAATAATGTTCCCCACCATACTTGTGTCTTTTTCCACCATATTTCAAAGCCAGTAAAAACCTCTCCTACTCTTCTCTCTAATTGTGCCATTGTTTGGTCTAAAACATCTACTTGAAAAGCCATTGTATTAGCCATCTTTGTAAATGCTTCTTCTGTTTGACCTGCTTCAGTATTTAGTTCATTTAAATCTCTAGTAAATCCTTGTATGCCTTCTTTCCCTGTAAGAGCCATGAATACTCTCATTGAACGCATATTTCTTATCATTTCTGGTAATATCTTTGCCCCATATTCGTTCATTGCCTCATTTAAGTCATATAGTACATATTCTAAACCTTTAACCTGTAATGCAGTTGAATTTAAATCTACACCATATTCTTTCGCTGCTTTTGCAGATGCTACTGTTGGGTCTGATATATCTTGTAATCCTAATGCTAAACCTCTAGTTACCATGTCTAAGTGCTGACCTTGTCTTGTTGCAGTACTGAATGAAGCTAGAAGTTCTCTCATTTCAACTCCTAAGTTCGCTGCGATTGGTACTATATATCCCATAGCACTTGCTAAATCTTCAAATACTAATTTACCTCTAATTACAGTTTGAAATAGTTCATCAGATACAGCACTTGCTTGTCCTACATTTTTACCATAAGCATTAAGTATTGATGTTAATGAATCTACAGCTTTTTCTACATCTGTCAATCCTGCTATGCTTGCAACTGTTGCTGTACGTAGTAATCTCATACCTTCACTAGCTTCAAAAGAAGCTGATAATATGTCATACATTCCTTTAGATAAATCTTCAACATTTTTTCCAAATCGTTTAGAAAGCATTTCAATTTGAGCTGTCATTTGTGGCATCTCTGTACCACCTAACTGTTTTATAATTGTAGAAACTTCAGCAAGTCTACGTTCAAATTTACGAAATGCTTCTCCACTATTTTGTACCCAACTCCAAAGCTCTCTTAATTTTCCAAGACCTATTGATAAAAGTGCGTGTAATCCAACTAATCTTACAGCTACCGATTTAAGTGATTTCTGCCACATTGATGTTTGTTGTGTTACTTTGTTTGTTTTATCTGTAGTTTTAGCCATGTTTGCATTTAATGAACCTAGTTGTGCTCCCATGTTAGATAGTCTATTGTTTGTACCTTCAATCTGACCTGTCAATTGTATGAGTAAATTGTTTATATTAACTAGAGAATTCTCTACTACTCTTTCTCCTTCAGTTTGAAATCTATATGTATTTACAATAGCCATTTATCCACCTTTATTTTTAGCTCTTTCAATCATGTCTTTTTCATATGATGTTAAAGGTCTAACACTACCACCACTATCTTTATTTCTTTGATTTGAAAACTCTATTATTTCATTTATTTCCCATGGTGGTATATCTAATATATCTAACATATTACCAGTATTTAAATATAAACTATATCTCATCTTTTTTCTTTTTATCCACTCTTCCATCGGATACACTGTTTCGTTTATCTCCGACTTCTTTATCCATATTCTTGGGCTTATCGTCCCCGATTCGAAATTTACTTTCATCTCGTCTGCCGCATCTCCATATTGCAGAGAGTAATTGTGTAAATTCATCAGGATGCAGTGTTTCTATCTCAGATGATTTTACGTTCTTGTCTACTTTTTGTAGTGTTATTAACACTATCTTTCTATTCATTTCTCTATTGAACTGCAGGTTAGTTAATTTCTTGTGTTGCGTTGCTATCATTTCCATTGCTCTTTCGTGGTCTTTCTCAGTTAAACCTGGCAATTCAAATTCTTCTCCATTATTTACAAATTCTATTACAGCCTTCATCTAATACCTCCTTCAGATATTATCGAAATCAAAAATAAAATAAGGGGAAGTTATCCCCCACACAACTATGGTACAGCTGTTATTGCTATGTCTCTGCAAGTAAATGGACAGCCCTCTATTACACCCTCTGAACGTCCTGCAGTTTCAATCATCCCTGAATCAAACCTTGCATTAGAAAGTGTAAATCTCAATGAGCCACCAGTACCTAAGTCTATTACTATTGATGTTGCCTCTGCACTTCCTATTACATCATTTATGTGGTTTCCACCACCATCATCCATTGATATATCGCATGAACCTGTAATATCCATCGCAGTTCCTATCGCAGCTTTCTTTAATCTGCTTCCAACTGTCCAAATATCATCTATTCCATGACTCACTCTAACTGTAAAGTTGTTTACTGCATATGCTATATCTGCTGCATCAGCTTGTATGTTTCCAGCAACGTTAAACATACATAAATCACCAGTAACTGTAGTTGTAACTGTACTATTTTGTGTATCCGTAATTGTTATATCACGAACAGAAAAGTCAGCTGTTACATTCCACCCTTCACCTTCAGAACCATTCAATTCCGCATTCTTACATTTACATCCTTTTAGAATGAAAAATGAATCATACGCTGCACTTCCTGTATTCATTCCTATTTCGAAGCCTAATGAACGTACATTATCATCAGCACCTCTTAAGAATAAATATTTTGCTAATTCATCGTCATATTGCACATGATATTCTAAATGAAATGTATAGTCAATCAATGTTTCTGTTGCTTTACTTATTTTGTAGCTATCAATACTTCTATAATATTTATTTACCTCACCAGTTTCAAATCTTGCAGAGCCTACACAATCAGCTATTTCTGACGCTGCACTCTTTGGTGTATCGTTGCCGTATGTGGCTTCTACCCACCAGCTTGCAAAACCCTGATAAGGTCTACTTATCATTGTTCCTGCGGCACTCCATGCCATTATTTTCACCTCTTTTAATTTTATCCACTATCCCATCTTTTTGCTTTTACAGATAGGACTTTGTGGTATACAATTTCTTTTCCTTTTAATTCTCTAATAGATTTAGTATCATCTATCACTTCTACTTGAACTGCATTAGTAAACCTATTATGTCTTGAATCATCTGTAATCTGATGTACCATTTTATTAAATATTGTAATGTGAAAATCTTTTATGTCTATATCATCTGTTCTAACATAATAAAGGTTAAAGTCTATATATTGTTCTATATATCTAGTTTTACCTAGTGTTTTTGTTTTAGCAGGCGTATCTACAATTTCAACCTCTATGAATGGCATATAATCTAAGTCATCTTCGTTCATATCTTCATGCGTTTTTATTGGTACATATCTTGTTATATCATTTTCATCAACGAATGATATTGTACATTCTTCTGTACCATCACCATCATAATCATGTAGATATGCAATTTGGTCTATAATTTCCTGTCTTAAATCTGTTGTTGTATATGCCATTATATTACTACTCCTCTAAATGAAGGTTCTTTTATTTGCTCAAGTATATCGTGATATTTGTTAATAAATCTTCTTTCATCTTTCTCTATCAGAACTTTATTTGTATTTAAATCTGCTATTGTAACTCTATCCGCAGCCTTTAATCTCAATACTACATTATGTGCTGCTAGATAACATGATGCTTGTTGAAATAGATATTCATTATATGACTCATATTCAGTATAATATTTTACATATACACCGTTATTATTTTGTGGTATTGGTGTTCCATCTCGTTGTGTTATTGTAACTTCACCTGAATATCTATTTGTTACAGTAATCTTAAGTTGTTGCCATATCTTATTTTCATCATACCAACATCCATCTATATCAGTAAGACAGCTTGTTTGTCCCCATCCTGTAACACTACCATCACCATTTATGTCCGCTAGATTATCATTTAATTTGAATGATGTGTTTGAACCGTCATATAGTGTTCCAGTAGTTGGGTTACCTGAAGGTGCTTCGTTGTGATGATAAATAAATACATCTCTTAATGCCTCCTGATAACTCTGCCAGCATATGTTAGCTAAATCAATACCTTTAATATCCTTTGTTTCAGATAGACCTGTTTTCATGCGTACCTCTTTGTCCATCTTCCATGGCAATACAAAAAACTCATCTGTATATATAAATGTATCAGTTGGTGTTGTTGATTCTATCGTTATCTTATATTTACCATAATTTGCATTATTTGGTATTGCATATTCATAATGATATCTACCTGTAGCAGAATGTGTCATAGCTAAAGCATTTACAAGTATGTTTCCACACACACCTTCTATCGTTTCTGAACAAGTAGCCATATCTACAGCTGAGTTTGTTCTATCATTTGTTTGTACCCAATACGAAAATGTTTCTCCTCTTTCATATATAGAATCTTGATAATCTAATGGTATTATCTTGACAGGTACTTCTATTGCCATTTTTTATTCCTCCTTATTCCATTAACATTTTATGGTCTTTTGACCTCATCAACTTTGCTATAACATCACTATCATTTGTGTTTATTATAGCTCTATCTTTCCATATGAATGTAACCATATTTTGACCTCCTTCTTGGTCTACTAAAATCAAAAAAATAAAAAATTGAGGGTTTCCCCTCTTTTCATGTTTATGGGTTCAATATGTGTCCAATTGACGCTGCTTCTAGTCTGCTTGTTCCCCAGTATGCCCATACTGCAAGCCTTGTTCTGTTACAACGTAGTTCATAGAATGTTCCGAAATCTGGTCTCTTACCCCATGCCTCTGCTACTGATCTGGATTTATCTACAATTACAGCTAACGTTGTACCACTAACATCTGTACCTGCTGTAGCATTACATGACTCTATTACTTCTAGTTCACCTACCATTGTTAGTTTTCCGTTATTCATTTTTACTAATGGTAACTGTTGTTCTGCTACACCTGATGCATCTTTGTAATACAAATGTGCTGCTACAGTTGGATGCATGATTACGTGTGTTGGATGATACGCTGCACCTTGTAGTGCCTTTGTAAGTTGTATTATACCGTTGTATAAATCCACAGCATTCATACAGCAACTGTCACTTGTCATACCAGCTGTCCATGCATGCCCTAGTGTATAAGTATATGTTGGCATAAATACTGTTATTGCTGTCCATATGTTTGTATCCCATGCTGCGGCTAATGCTTTTCCCATCTCTCTGCCTATGTTAGCACGTATGTTATACTTACTCTTAAATTCAGTAAAGTCACAGATTAAGTCGCTATCTCCATATTGCCCTAATGTAACATAGTATTTCCCTAATGTTGAACTAGTATCAGTCAAGCACGCACATGTCCCTATTGGCCCTTGTGCAGTTCTAGCTGGAGTGTATGGTATATCTACTCGTCCACCCTCTCCTTTGTTCACATCGTATGAACGTCGTGTTATTACACCTGATAGTTGGCTATGACATACTGCAGCCTCTATCATGTCATCAACATAATTTCTGTCTGGTAACCAGTTCGCAGCTGTAGTATCGTTTGTTGCTTTCATCCAAAAATTCTCATCTTTGGACATTCCCCATAAATTCTCTGGAGTTATTTTGTCCTTGCCTACTTTTATATATGAGTCGCAACATACTTTCTCTATCAATCCATCATAATCAGAATCACAATGTAATACATAGTTACTTCCGTTTCCTATTCTGAATTTTTGCCTATCTGCACTAGACCACATAAATGTTTCTTCGTTCTCATCTTTGGCATTTAAAGTTGTTACCTTTTCTTCTTGGTTTGCAGTAATCGTACTTTTGTTTGCCATTTCAGCCTGCAATTCTTTCTTCAAATCTTCCTTCGTCTGTGCTCTAAGGTCTTCTTCATCTTTCTTCATCTTTGCATCTAAACTAGCCCTATATTCAACTATTTTATCTTTCTTTGCCTGAAGTTCAAAAGCTTTCAATTCTTTATCTAGCTCTTCCTCAGACATTTCATCGGTTGCCTTCAAATTATCCATTTATCTTCTCACCTCTTAATTGAGATAATCTCTCTCTTTTTGCTTTAATTCTTTCAATATCGGCTGTACTTTCATTACATAGCCCAATCCCACAGCCATCTGCTGGACTACATTGACCTTGGTCTACCATTCCTAAATGCAGACCTCTAATATTCTTCGCACACCACATTGACTTACCATTAACATCTTCCTTTGTATGTGAAAATGAAAATGCCCAGCTAACGTGTGGTATACGTCCATTTCTGATCATAGCATGAATATGTGCTTTTGCATATTCTGCCTTCGGTCTTTCATCATCTATAACTGGTCTTGCTGATAGTTTACCATCACTATAATGTATATCTTCAAGATGACCTACTATATCTTCTATATCTCTGCTGTGATTTAACACAAGATACGAATCTTTCCACGTTTCAATACTTTGTATTAAATCTTCCTCTTTTACATACACTTCTCCAAGAAAAGGATGATAATATGTAAAGTTACCTCTACCCATAACTACAGTATCTGGTATTAGTTGTAATTCTTTCCCTTCTTCTGCTTTTATTGTATTAATTGGTAATTCTGATGTTATATAAAACTCAGAAGCATTTTCCCATATGCCTCCACATTCACCTGCTGCTTTCTTTCTACCTTCTTCTGTGTTAGGAAATTTGCCTTCATTTATCTTATAAGATATACATCTTGACATCCATTCGTTACGCGTTTCTTTTCCCTTATTTGGTTCAGGTATTTAATCACCCCCTGAATATTTTAATTTTTTCAACTTCACGCCCTACTTGTTTAGCATATTCATCTAATTTTTGTCTTTGGTGTTTTGGTATAAATTGTAATTCATCAAATGTCATTTTATCATCAACCTGATGACTTCTAGCTATTTCATGAACATTACAATACCATTGACGTGGTTGTTTAACTAATTTTTTTAATTCTGAATTTAATTTTTCATCATTTACTACTTTATTTGCAAACTTGTCTAATACATACCATACTTGGTCTCTGAATGCTGTATCTTTATACAATATGAATAGGAATATTGCACCCCAATCTCGTAATATCTTTTGATAGTATTTTTTATCACAACTATTCGAAACTTCCATTATTTCTGCCCATAGCTCTCTGATTATACCGTTTCCGCAGTTTTCCAAATCATAGAATATATCTATCAAATGGAGATTATACTTTTTTTTCAACTGTCTTTCCAGAATCCACCTTGCTATCTTTATCTCCTTTTTCAGGTCGTCCATGAACTTTATGTCCATCTTTATTACCTCCTATTTGATATTCATCATTTTTTTCATTTATTTCTTTAAGCTCTTCATAATCTGCAAGTATTTTGTCAGGCTCTTCTCCATAGTATTTCTGTACTAATAACTTTGCCATCTTGTATGATTTAAGTATGTACTCTTTAAACAGCTCAGCCTTTCTCTCAACTTGTCCTGTAATTGAATTATCAGCATTTACCATTATGTTTCTTTGCTTTATTAGATTATCTTGTAGTTTCGTCATGTCAAAATCAGGCATAAATACGCCTTTGTCTTTCTGTACTAATATATATTTAACTTTTCCACGCTTGATATCTCTGTATGATTTATGTATATCTTTTAATATCTCTTGGTGCATTTTATGTTGTTTCTTTAATCCATTAAGGTCGTTGCTTAATGTAAGCATAGAATTAAATGTACCATGTTCACCTTTATCTAATGGTTTAATATCTTCCCATTTTACCTTAACCTGTTCAACGAATTCTTGTTTCTCTGCATTGCCATCTTCAAAGTCTTGTAGCTTCTCCAATTCTGATAACATTGGGTCATGTTCTACTTCTATAGCTTGTTTACCGTCTTTTTCTACTATCTTAGGCAAGTTCTCCACCTTTTTTTATCAATATGTTGTATTGTCCTGTAGTCAGTCGTACAACATTCGACTCATCGTCTTCTATTTCAACATATCCGTTATCTGTAAGCCTTACAGACGGACAGCCTTTTCCACCACAACATAGTTTCATCATTTTCATTTTTTATACCTCCTTCTATCCATGAGATAAGATTTTCAGTAACTCTTTACCGAAATCATCCCCATGTTCTCTTATTATTTTTAACATCGCAGGTCGTACAAATGGTCTAAACGCAAGTTTACCTGACCTACTAGTTATCATTAATGGTTTTTCTTCATCACCCACTGGCATATATCTTGTTCCATATTCATTAAACACAGCATACGGTACTGGTACAATTATTTCTATTCCTTCATCATCCACTACTAGTTCTATTGATTGCTCCATTGCCCCAGTATCTCTAGGTGCCATTCTTTGAACCTCATCTCTCATTAGCTTACCTATTTTGTTTAATGTATTTTTATACCATCCCATTTGCCTTGCATCATTGAATTTAGTTATTGTTTCTTTTAATCCAATAGCTTGAATACTAAACATTGTTTATGCCTTTTTACATTTTACAGGATTTGTAACATGGCACATTATACAACAGTACTTCTCTGATGCATTATCTGGAAATTCTTTTACAAATCCACAGTTTTCACACATTCTACTTTTCATCACTTTCATCCCTGTTATCAAATGATAAGTTAAATCCAACATTATATTTATTTTTTCCCTCTTGAATTCTCTTTTCTTGCTCAGCTAATTCTTTTCTACCTTTTTCTTGAAATGCCTTAAATTCTTCTTCTGTCATTAAACTTTTACTCATCCATTCTTCCTTCTTTTTACTCATAATATCACCCACTTTATCTTGTGAAGCTTCTGGTACTGGTTTTTTTGAAGGAGGCACTGGCTCTAGATTTGGCGTAGGTTTACTTGGCATCCCTGGATTATCACTGTCCTCTTTGAAATCGCCGTCTGGTTGTTTCACATCAAGGGAAATCGTACCCTCATTTATTATTTTTCTACCTTCATCTCTTGTTACAAGTTTTGAATTATAACCTGTAGTAGCTACTAACATTCTTTTTTCCAATGCTTTTGCTTCTGATAATTCATCTACAAACACCGTTGGCCACCTAATCTCATATCTCCATGTATGACCATGTGATTGTAGTAATTGTTTATATACATCTTCAAATATTGGAGTAAACACAACATCTTGTATGTTTTGTATATCATTGTAGTAATCTTCAGCTCCAACTACAACTTCTCCTGTACTACTTTCATTTCCCAATAATATACTTGTTGGCATTTCAATTGCCGCTGCTATGTTTTCTATGAAATATTCAGTATACCATTTAGGATTTATTTGTGTTGGATTTTTAACATCAAATTTATATCGTTCATTTCCTATCATAAATGATGGATGTTTCTTTAAGTCTTTCTCCATTTCAGTCTTTTCACTTCCACGTAATCCTTCTTTTGTTATAAATAACATTCCACGTCCAAACCATGCTAATATATCACCTAGTGCTTTATCTGCACGCAACTTTGAATCTATTATTCTAAATGACACATCAACATCTGATATTCCAAATTTTGAAAATGGAAGTTCTTTTGTCTTTATATGTAATAATCTCTTTGGATGTATATATGTATTATTTCCTTTATTATCTCTAAAATGATAATAGTTTTGTTTGTCCACAACTGAATATTTTCTTGGTCCAAATGTATTTATAAACTCTGGGTTTACTAAATTCAAACCTACTGGTACACCTGATGGCTCTTTTAATGACACATTCTTTTTTATATTTCTATTGTCATCAAAGTCATTACTGAATGTACGTTCTATAAATCCATTTCCCCATATGCTAGAAGATATACCACCTATCTTCATTTTATACATTATATTAGTAGACTTGTTAAAATCATCTATTATTGCTTGTATATCTGTAGATAAATCAGACCCATCTTTTTTTACAATCTTTGGTGGTTGCCTGAATACGTGTTTGTACTTCTTATAAATACCTTTCATGAACATTGGTTCTTGTAATGCAAGTTCTCTTAATTGTACTAATCTTGGAACATTCTGTTGTTTCTGTCGGTCTTCATATAAACCGTATCCATATACATCTGGCTTACTCAAAGCACTTTCTTGATAATCATCAACTTTAAATTTATTCTTCAGCCTACTATACATTATTTTTTGTATGTTATCAAACATTTCCAGCCTCCTTCATAGAAATCAATAATGATAATCGTGAAATCCTACAGATAATCCTACATCTTCTCTGAACGCATCATAATCAGTTAATAAATATCTCGCTGCATCTGGTGCATGGTCATCTTTTTTTATTGGTATTTCTGTAAGATTTTTCTTATATAGCTGTTTATCACTACTATATCTATATGATTCAAATTCTCTTATTGTATTTTTACAATTATTCTTATCAATAAATAGTATCTTTGCTCTCAAATATGCCTTTATCTTTGATATTCCAAAATCAAGGTCATTATCTCCATTATAAACAGGTAATCCAACATTCATCATCTGTGTTATTATATCCGCAGCAGATGGGTCTACATATATTCCCTCTGGTGAATGTTGTTTATTGTATTCCTGTATTATAGTAACTAGTTCTCTAGACGTACATTTATTTTTATAGAATTCATCTACTATATATATTTTATTTGTATCTGTAATTCCTCCAATCAATAAACATGATGGGTTTCTAAAACCGAAATCAAATCCAAATCTATATCTTGGAAATTTCATACCAGAATAATCTCCAGTATGAATATCAGCATCAAAATCTTGGTATATTTGTCCTTCGAAACTACCCCATTTTCCTTTTAGATAACGTTCCTGATATTGTCTATCATATTTACGTTCCATATTTGGTATATAATCAGATGGTAAATTTACTTTGTTATCATATGTTGTAGTTTCTACTGCATAATAATCAGAATCAAATACATATCCACATTTAGTACATTTATATCTACTTAAACTATTAAATTTTCCCATAAATTCAGTTTTCTTTGAATAGCACTCTGTACATAGTGGTGGTGTCTTGTATTCTTCAAAAAAATTCTTATATACCCAATTTGTCTTTCCAGATGGATTACCAGCAAGTATGCTATGTGCACATGGTGAATGTTTTGCTCTTAATCTACCTATAAGCATATTAAATACACCCTCATCTATATCAACTGGCTCATCTATTGCAAATCCATCTAAATTTAATGATTTAAACTTCGTTTCATCGTCAAAACTTCTAAATAATACAACACTATTGTTATAGAATGTAAATTTCTTTTCACCTGACAACCAAGATTTCTTTAATCTTATCTTCATGCCTGCTTTTCTTAATGTACTCTGATATTCACCTAATTCTTCCATGAATGTAGTCAAAACAGTATCCCGCAACATCGGTATGGTCTGGCACCCCATCAACCACACCGACTTGGGATACATTAGACATTGTCTTATCACAACATGACATTCTAATAGTGTTTTACCAGCACCATAGGCTCCACTGTAGAGAACACTTTTAATATGCCTTCTTTCTATGGCATCCAAAACTTCCTTCTGCTTTTGAAGATATGTGCGTGGTGATGTAATATCATATATCTTCTCTGCATTCTCACCAGTTTGTAGCCAAGACATAAAAAATACTCTCTCATAATAGCCCCAACGCTGTAATATTAAAATACTCTGCAATCAATTATATTTCAACTTTCAAAAAAAATTATCGTAATTTCAGACGCTTCATTTCAGCAATGATTTTTTCATGTTCACGTTTAAAATCTTCATCACGATGTTCAGATAATTTACATCCTTTAGAGCCTAGTTTCAACACATCACTATGATATTTGTAATAGCGTTCCCATCTTTTTTTTGCCTGTTCTCGTTTTACATCACGTAGATATTCCATAAACATCAGACATTCGTTCATTATACATTCAAATTCGGCATCCCACCACTCTTCACACACACTAAAATGCCTTTCCTTTAAAATTAGTATAATAACTTAGTTTTGCTCTTAACATATCTAAATGATTTACAAGTTGTTGTAAATTAACCACATTATCTTCTGTAATTCTGTCTAATACATATCTCTTTGAATGCTCACATCTTAAAATTTCATCATATATTTCTCCTTCTAACATACCACCACGCTTTTCACTTATATCACAATATGTATTTGATTTAGATAAATTACAATCAGGACATAATCCTTGTAGATTCTTTATGTCATCTGGGTCGCCATCCATCATATCCCATTTAGATATTGGAATTTTATGGTCTATGTGTGCAACCTTCCCTTCAAAATCACTTTTTCCTGAATGTATTAATTTGCATCCACATTTAGCACATCTATATCTCTGTCTTTTAAGAACTTTGAAACGTTTATACTGTGAGATATACTTTCTCTCAACCATCTGCATACATCCGAATTAAATCTTAAGTCCTTCTATTCCAAATTTCTTATATTGACACACTCTGTACGCAGCTAAAAATATCTTAAATAACGTATTTAATTGTTGCCTTGTTAATACAATAGGTTTTGCTGTAAGATTTCTAAATGTAACTATAATTCCTGATTCAACATCAATTTCTTCTACTTCCTTTAATCCATTATAATATGCACCTAGTTGTATTGGGTAATCATCATATATATCTTTAGCTGTTTTCCAATCTATTATAGTAAGGACACCATCTACTTTTCCCACGAAATCTATAGTTCCACCATATCCATATTTAGATACAACCTGTTTTTCTAGAAACATAGGCTCAACTTTTCTTTCTTCTATCCAATCTCTAAATGTAAAAAATACAGACCTTTCCTCTGGCTCCATATATCTTTCATCTGGCTCTTTACCTTTTAAATAATTCTCAAAATACTTGTGCATTCTTGTTCCAAATGCTTTACGTTCTTTACTTATCCGTCTACATTCAACTGTACCATATTTACCATACCATGCATACAGCCTTGGCTTTGCTATAACATTAAGCACTCTTGTAACTCTTATATATGGAGTATTTTCAACATAATAAAAATCATCATCTTTATTATCCTGAAGTATATCTGAAGCTATTGCATCTAATTCTTTATCCGACATAATTACGTGCCATCCTTAAGTTTAATTTTCTTTCTTTTACATCAGTTTCAGTTATTACATGAGTATTTCTAAGATAATCTATTCCTTTGGCTGTTTCATATATATCTTTTTTATGATTTTCATATGAACATTTATATGATTGCCTCAAAATATTAGGTATTTCTCTCTTTACAAGTACTGATTGACATTTACGACAAGCACGAATATGTCTATCTATTTCATATTCCAGAAATACTATAAAATCAATTGCTTCTCCTTTGTTCAACTTTTTTTCATCTATCATATTTCCAACTTTTAATGCTATTGGCATTTTATTCCTCCTTTGGTTTATATCTTTCCAATATTTCTAAAAAACTTTCTTTAAATTTTTGCAATCTTGAAATCATAACATCTTTCACATCTTTAGATGTAGTATTAATAAATCTTTCTTCAGTATCATAAATACGCATAAATTCATCTTTTATTATATTTCTAAATTTAGCTATAGCCATTCTACCAGCTTCTATACTAACACGTCTAACATCTATTTCAGCTGGTGCATCTACAAATCTTATTGTTTCCTTAGTTGCAAACTTTCCTTCTTTACTCTGTTTCTCTAAATTTATAAGATGTTCGGTTTCACGTATTAAATTAACTAATCTTATGTATTTTTCAGAATTAGATATTGCACTACTTATCATTTGCGACGCTGTTTTGTAATCTCCTGCATCTATTGCCTTATCTACTAATTTCTCATCAAATTTTAAATATGAATCTACTCTATCAAGCATATCTCTAACAGTAGCATCACTTTCATCGACACCAGCCCCAGATATCTTTTTTAAATCACAATGTAATTGCATTCTGCTAATCTTCATTCCATAATCTTTTTCCAATCTGTCTAAAATCTCAGTTGGACTTGTAATACCACTAGCAACAAGCTCTTTAATCTTAACTTCTCTCTTTAAATCTCTATCTCTCGGCATTTTTCACCTTTTACAACTTTCATAAAGTCATCAAAACTCAATCTTTCAAAATAATCCTTATCTGAAACTATAAATTCTCTCCCATATCTATAAATCCACCTAGTTTTACATCTAATACATTGCCATTCCTTACGTAATAACCTAAAATTCCATTGTTGTTCACTATTGTTTACCCCACATTTAGGACATTTTGCCATGCTTTTTCCCTCTATTTACACCTAATTTCATATCAAAATGTATTAAAATATAATCTAATTTATAATAACTGTATCTACTTGTGAATATATAAAGTTTTCGATTTAGAAATGACGTACAACAAGAAGTACAAGACGAAAAATATTATCTCCCCGTACCCCACATTGACACCGTCAATCTTAAAGGATACGAGAGGAAAATTTTGAAGTCATAGTTGATTACAGCGAGAAATGAAAAATGCTGTCGTTAATCTACGCAGAGATGATTAAATTATCTACAGCGAGATAGCGATTGTGTGAAGTTCAGAATATGATGCAACGAGATGTAAAAAACGCTGTAGTTTTATCAAAATCAACGTTGCAGAAACTACGCTTACATCCACATCTAAAATTACATCTAAATCCAGACTTTGCCCGTAGGTTACACTTTTTGCCTTTTTACAACCACTTATTTTTTTTTCTTAAAATTGAAAAATGTTTATATAGGTAAGAAATACAAAAAAGTGTAACCGAGGGATTAGTATTGTATGCAAACCACTATGTGTTCTTCCTTAGAATTTATTCTGTTACTGGGTTGAAGGGGATTATGTTTTTTTCCTTGCAGTTGTATAACCTTGAGATTTTTGACAGCGTTTTTTATGTTATTTTGTACTTCATTCTGTTTTTCATTATGATTTTACAATTTGCTATTTTGGAATACCCGCATTTTTATTCTTTCATTTATATATAAATTGACGTATAATATAGCGTGATATGTGTTACCATGATTCACAATGTGGCGTGATATATGTTACCATGCAACAGTTTGCACAAAGTTTGAATGGTTGTTAAGGTTGAAGCTTTACAACGTTAAGGTTGTAGCGTTACAACATTTACATAGTTAAAATGGTAGCTTTACAGGGTAAAGGTAGTTAAGCAACACACTAAAAGACAATGCTTATCATTGGCACGATATCATATAAATTGATTATATATAACATATGTAAACTAAAGTACAAAATAGATAACATAAGTTGTGTAAAATAAAAAGATATAATAGCAACATTTATATACCCCCTAGTTGATGTAACCTTGCCGAGAGTGGATTTGGCTTAACGCCGATACCACGCCCTACGGGTAGGCATGAGTAGGGTACGCAACTCGGTAGCGTAGGGTATGCCTACACAAAACCCTACTTAGTACGAAATGACACACGCACAAAACAATACAGTATAGTAGAATACTACATAAACCCACAATAAGTATAAGATATACATTATACGAAAGAGTAGCTCTCACGTGGTGGTAGACAATATACTATATGTACTGTTGGTAATACTGACAATACAAACAACCATATTCTTACTTTTTATTAACCTATCTACACCATAAGGCAAAATAGCCAAAGAGAAGGATAACATGATAACAAAAGTAAAAATAGACAAAGAATTATTAATAACTGAAGAAGAACAAAAATATAGCGATAGACTAGACGAAGGTAGAGGTTGCACAATATGGTTTGGTGAAGCAACTAAATGTGATTTTGATTCAGCATTTATCTTTATAAGAGATAAAGACAAAAAAATAGAATTAAAGTTATATCAACTTTGCTTAGAATGTGATAATAGTATAGATATAGATATAACCAAACTGACAAATGATGAAGTGATGTTGTTAAAAGAATTAGTGTTTTTTCTACTAATACACAAAAGGATATCAAAACTAGATTAAAACATCTCTTTTTATTCTTTAATTTTGCATGGATATGTAGACAAAGGTTAATACTTTTTATATTCCCCATAAGAGTATAAAAGGAATATGGACAAATAGTCCAGAAGGTAATAATATGGCAGACAATTTGTTAGATGATGATTTCTTTAACGAAGTCATTCAGACAAAAGTACCACTAAGTTCAGGTGGTAGACGCTGGGAAGTAGCAGAAGCACACCCAAAATGGACACAAAAGTTTATAGACTTTATGGACAAAATTACAGCGAAAGCTGGACAAAGTGATAAACATGGTAGACGGTTTGATATACCAATAGAAAAACTAAATGAAGTCTTGCACAAATGTGGTTTTCCTGACAATATGATTTCTGTAGGAAGTGATGTTGCAAGTAACGATATCGCAGGATTGAACAATAGCTTAATCATACTAGGGTATACAAACAAAAAACTAGGCGTACGTAGACACACAAACTACAAAACAGCAAAATACTACATGGATTATGTGGAATCAGCAGGGAAGTAGACAAAACTACTTTCCTTACTTTTTAAATACACGTCATGGTGGTTAAAAGGAATGTGCGAAAGCACAAAATAGGAATATGGTTGTGGTTGCACAAATGACAGAAACAGAAATAGAAGTAGAAGAAAGACTCACAAAAAGTAGAAATTTGATTTTAGTATTCAAGCACAAAAAAGAGGAGAAAGTCAAATGCCGACAATAGAAGAATTAGAAATAGAATTATCCAAAGCATACAAAATGGTAGACAAAGACTTAAGAGATATATTCAAAGATTGTATAAAAACAGCAAATAAACCAAAGATAATGAGAATACGAGAATTAGAACACAAATACGGTAAAAAGATATTAAGCGTACGTGGAGACAATATAACTGAAAAGATATTATACAGAAACATAGACAAACTTAAGAAATTCAAAGATAACAATGTGAAAATGATTTATAGGATAGACAACATTAAAATACCAATGTACAAAATAGAAGTAATATGTATACTAGAAGATATATCTCTTTGGATAGAAAATGAGAAACAACATAAAGGATATGTAAACAACTACGGTAAAAATAACAACTTTCTATAAACTGTATGGTTGTTTGTATTGATGGAGGCAAAACGAATGAAAACAAAGAATTTAATAGAATGTAGCTTATTTGGTACGGTGGCAAAAGAGGAGAATTGTAAATACTGTGCATATAAAGAAAGCTACAAGAATAGAGTGTTGAAGTGTCAGCACAAATAAAAATATGATTGTTTGTATTGTTGGTATATAGTGTATAACTGATATGTATATCAGGTGTATCATCCCATCCACATATATATGTATTAGTGCACAAATATAAATAAAAAATAACTGATATTTGGTGTGTGTGTCGTATATAAAACGCTGTAAACCAGTGTATAGTTGAATGTGTTATTAACAAATCTACCCAGATATAATAATGCACCAACGCACAAAAGGGATGTAGCACAAAATGAGGTAAACAATGTTGATTGAAATATACGAAGGTTTAACTGAAGCTGGTACATTAGTATCATATATATGTACCAAGTGTGAAACATATAGAAGTATACTTTTAGGTAGTGGTATATGTCCCGTATGTGGAAATGGTGGTGAGGTAAAGAAGTTGATAGAACTACCTACTATATGGAGAGATACATTATGAATGATGATGATGATTTTATTGTACATTTTCAACAAAGTGATATACATAAAATTAAGGTTAAATATTATGGCACAAAAACATGGTGGGAACGTAAGAAAGAACAAGGTGAACTTATAAGTATACCACCAACGTGGAAGAAACGTGATTAAGATGTGGGAAGAACCAGATATTGAATATTGTCCTAAGTGTGATGATTATGTGATTGTTGCTAAAGGTTTTGTATGTGAAAGATGTGGAACAAAAACTAGAAATACAAAATAATAAAGCAATATGAATAATTTAGAGTCATCATATATGATTAGATGACAAAGGAGGTAAAAACTAAATGGCAAAAAAAGATAGTGAAATAGACGCTGGTATAGATGAAATATTAGATGATGAGGACTTTTTCAACGAAGTGTTGGATAGTAAAGTACAGTTAACATCATCTGGGCGAAGATGGATAACATTGGAACAGAACCAAGAAGGTGCACAAAGACTAATAGACTTCATGGACAAACTATGTGAAAAAGGTGGCGGCAGCGACAAACACGGTAGACGTTTCGATATACCAATAGGAAAACTCAATCTAGTATTAGAGAAGATTGGGTTACAAGCTGGCATGATTGAAGTAGGACAAGAGAAAGCAAGTCAAGACGTAAGTGGATTGAACAACTCACTGAACATAATGGGATACAAAAATAAGAAGTTTGGAGTGAGGAGAAATACAGCTTACAAAGTGGCTAAATACTACAGCGACTATGTAGAAGATCAGGGTGGGGATTAATACTCCCCCATCCATATATACAAGGTGAGGTGTATATACGACAACTAGAGTTAAATATTGTAAGAAATGTAAAACTACTACGTATCATACTAATGGTAAATGTACGATATGTAATCAGATGTATAGGAGGTGAAAGATGGATAAGAAAGTGAATTTAATACTAAAAGAAGAGGACACAACACCAAAGAATGCATTAATATATCTAACAAGAGATGATATGTCAAATGATATAATACTTAAAATAAAAGATGTTAACGACAAAGATGAAATTGGCTATTTTATAGCAAAAATAACAGATGAAGGAATGCTGTTATACAGAGGGATACCGTTACATTTTGGCATAAAAACAGATAGTCTTGGAAGAATAAAAATTATAGAATAAAGGAGATGAAAGATGGTAGAAAAAGGAAAAATGTTAAAAGTAGATTCAGATGAGTTTCTGAAATATTCAGAAGAACAATTTGCGTTACTTGATAAATACTGTGTAACAATAGGAGAAAAGATATTAACAATGAAATACTTTATATCTACATACGAAAGGTCAATGGAAAAAGCAGTAGATATTGAACAAAAATTACGAAAACTTGTAGACGACTATATCTAATACTGGTGGTTACATGGAGAGAAAATATTGTTTTGAATGTGTACATTTTGAAAAGAAATCGTGGCAATATCCATGTAATGCCTGTTTAGTGCATAATAATAAGTATTCTAGAGAACAATGGATGGCTAGAACAGAACGACAACCAGATACTCTAATGTTTAGAGAGAAGAAAACAGAAGATGATTTTTCTGACCTATTATCAGTAATGTAAATAAAGAGCTGTACTTACACGTCATGGTGTGGTACGGCTATGCCGAGAGGCAAGGAGAATAGTATGTTTGATAAAAAGAAAGAAGAGAAAGAAGTAGTAATATATGAGCCACCGAAGACACAACTAGACAGAGATATACAAGATAGAGATGTATTAACAGCTTTGGAAGAAGATATGTCATCAGTAAAGTTTAATGTAGAATATCACGCAAAACAATATGCAAAATACAAAGCAAAAGAACAGGGAATACGAGAGGAAATTCAAAGACTAACAGAAAGATTAGATAAAAGCCCACTGAAAATAAAAGAAAAATGATTTTTTTTTTGATATGAAAGGAGATAAAAATATGAGGAACATACATGAATTTAAAGTGGACATATTAGTAGCGTGTCCATATGAAAGCTGTGGTAAGTATTTCAATACAAAGAGAACAATACAATATGTAACAAATCAAAGAGGAGATGTAATAGAACAGAAGGTGTTGTAGTGAAACCAACAGAACGTTCAGGTTCGTTACGAATTAAAGTTTTTTCTACAGAAAATGGAGATATAGAAAACGCTGTCAACAAGTGGCTAGCATCAAATGACTATGAGATAGTAGATATAAACCACAATATAGGACTAACTAATACAGACAAAATAGTTTCAATTATGATAATATACATAAAAAGGTAATCAAATGAAGAATGAATGTCTTAAAGAACGAAAGATAGATAACCCATATGAAATATGGAAGACATTAGATGGTACTTGGGAATGGAGAGTACTAAAAAAATGGCAAGCAGACGACAATAAACCATATGCACGTTGGTTATGTGCAGTAAAGAGTCCATATACACATGACTCATATGACATTGGAGATGTATATGTAAGTGATATAAAGAAATATGCAGTAAAGGTGGAATGATGTACACAGACAACCAAATAATAAATATGTCAGTAGATGAGATGATGAAAACAATACGCAGACTACAGAAACCATCTGACAAAACGATAGATGATATAATAGAACTAGTAACAGACAGCTTATCATACATGGGCTATTGTATGCACAGTATGAATTGTGAAGTTGTTGCATATGTCGATGACAATGACAAAGAAAAGTTGAGGGGAGAGATAAGAAAAATAATAGGTGGTGAGGAGAATAACAAATTGGTGGAAAGGAACAAAAAAGGAGGAGATGCGTTCTAACACCATAATAATGGATGCACTCATTTCTAAAGCACAAACAATTTATGAAACAATAGACTTAAGAGAAGATGATAGAAACTTTTTCATGCGAAATAAATATTTAGAGTGGCATGACGAAGCAGCGAGAACATCATCTATAATGTTAAAGAAAAGAAGTTATTGTGGTAATATAATCGCAATGGTAAATACAGTTACAATAGGATTATTACCAATGGAGGTAGAAGTTAATGTTAAAAAAAAGGAAAAGTCAAGTAGAAGAAAATAGAAAAGATATAGAATACTGTCTTAGGAAAATAAAAAAATTATATGAAATGATTGGAGATATTACATCCGTCATCGCAGACAACAAAGAGATATTTATAAACAGACGGTGAAGAAACATGGTAGAAAAAAAGCTGTCGATAACTGAAGCTAACATATACGAAGTGCAACAATGGTATGATAAGTTTGCTGAAAGATTCATGGATAAAATGAACGTGGACAAAAGCGTGTTTGCAGAATGTAGTTTAAGTTGGGTAAGATATAACGCTGAGTGGAAGTAATTTAATGATAAAGCTAGATAAAGAACAAGCAGAACTTTTAGTTAGAATTAAAAAAAATGGTGTTAGAAAAACACTGATGGAAGATGATTGTAGGGAGGTGAAAAAAATGAAACTGAAAGATATTATAGATATAATTGAAACAACGAATGAAATTGTAGAGGCTGTATATAAATGAAATGTAAGAAATGTGGTAATTATAAGCAACATGGTTTTTGTGAAACGTGTCATGATGAATGGATTGAAGAACAATACAAAAAGGTTGTGATAAAAAATGATAATACCAGTAGAAGTTGATAAAATAACTGTGTCTTATGATACAGAAACAAAGAAATTTTATGCTAGGTTACTTGTGTTTACAATAACAGATAAGAAAGGTCATGTAGGTAGAACAAGAGAATTACTTTTAGAAGAAATATAATCTAGGCAGAGAGACAGCATATCCTAAACTTTAGACATTTTTTAAAACCTCCCATATAATTTGTGCTGTCCTGCAAACTGGATGTGATTTAAATATGAAAATAGCATATATAGAATGTCCTATATGTAAATGTTATGATAGATATAGGATTGATAAAGACACACATACGGTAGAATGTACTGCGTGTGGAAGTGAAATAGAATTTGATGAAACATATGATAGTATAGAGGAGGTAAAGAATGAATGAAATACAAAACATAAGATGTCCTTATTGCAAGAAAACATTTGAAGTAAAGAAAGGAATGTTAGGAAAGATAAAGCCAGAAGAATTACCAAAACCAAAGCTAGGAAAGATAAACGTAAGAAAGAAACAAACAAAACCAGGAAAAAGCAATACTAGGATATGTAAAATATGTAAGCAACCACTAGCATATCATGTTATTGGATGTTATCATACGTGTAGCAACATGAACTGTCCTGAATATCAGAAGAGAGTATAGATATGAAGATAATATTCCCATACTATATAACGTTGTTTTTGTACTATCCTTTCGTATATTTTATGTCATATTGGTGGCACATTGGAATATGGAGATAGTATGGCACGTGGTAGAATATATCATTGTCCAGATTGTGGTAAAGACACTACAGTAAGAGCAATGGTATACAAAGCATTGATGAAGAAAAAAGACCATGATGTTAAATGTATACATTGTGGTAGTAAGAATACATATGATAAGGGTCATACATGATATTGTGTAGATGGAAAAACTTTACAGTATATTTTTATCCATATGTTATAATGAAAGCAAAAACACATTTACAGATTAAATCTCCTGTCATATCTATGAGGATATATAGGAATATGTATGAAGGAGTTGGTAAAAAAAGAAAGATAAATAAATGGAGGTGAAAAATGGCTGATGAAGATGTAGAGCTTATGAAAGAGGCTCTCGAAAAGGAGAATATGATAAGAGAGGTTTTTGTAAATCAATACACAGAGAGCATAAGCCACGTACAACTCAAAAAAGGACTTTCTGGTAACAAAGTTGAGATTACTGTGAAAGTTTACAATAAAGACATAAAGAAAGCAAAGACAGAATGCAGAGAGATTTTCGATGAACTAAAAAAAGAATATGATTTTTGATAGAAAAACATCAAAGAGGTGATGTATGAAATACGAACTAAGCGTAACCATAAATATTGGTAACTACCAAAGTATAAAATTAGGTGGTAGTGAAGCAGATAGTTTTGAAGAAATAGAAACTGCGATACTCAAGCAGATTGCAGACTATGAGAAAAACACAGGCGAGCAAATAGGACGCGAAATAAAAAAGATGATTAAGTGAACAAGGACAACTTAGATGAGGTATTTGACGACGACATCGATGATATAATAGAACAATGCAAAGGAATACAATACAAAGAAAAGAAGTTCCCTGTAGTTATAGTGAAATCAAAGGATAAACCAAGTAAACCAAAGAAACACCTGCAAAAAGGATTGTATCCTGACGAACAAGAGAACACCGACAAAATGGATTTAGATGAATTAAGCGAACACTTAATAGAAAAATACGGTGAACGTAGAAAAAATATAATATACAAAGTAGAGTTAAATAAAGAATTCAACAAGACACCACTAGAAGAAATATTAAAAAACATTGTTCCTTTATATCCATGTAAAACTGCGTGTGAAATGCCGAGAGAAAAGAGAAGTGAACATACACAGAACTGTCCTATATGTAAAGAGCTATGGAAACGAATAGAAGATACATATATAAAAGGAAATAAATGGTTAGATGAGGAGGTGAATGAATGACAGACCAAGAATTAAGTGATATAAATGACACATTAGAAGCAATTAGAGATGATATAGCAGAACTTTCAGAAGCAATAAATGGTTTCAATGCTACCTTAAAGAGTTTTTCAGCAGACGTACCTGATGGTAGCAAAGTAATACAAGTACGCAATAAATAGAAAAAGAGGTGATATTTAAAATGGTAAATCCAGCATTACGTGGGAAGAGAAAACCAGCACCAGTGAAGGCTCCCACAAAACGAAGAAGTAGAAAAAAGACTAACGTAGAGGACACTACGAAAGTGGAGAAAACCACTATAAAAAATAAAAGAGGAGGTCATAAAATGACTGAAGATGAAGAACAAGAAGAAGAACAAGAAGAAGAAGATGAAGAAGAGGAGTAATCATGCCAGACGACAATGAAAAGATAGAAGAAGCAGAACAAACCCTTCTTGGAGATTTAAATAAATTTGAAGAAGGAGAATATACAGCACAAGAAGACGATACAATATGGATAAGATGGGGCTTATTTCAAGAGGACGATGATGAAAAGCGACGAGAAAAACTATTCCTTGTTAAGACAGGAACTACAATAGTTGGTGAGATATTATTCCTTGGTGTCAGTAAGAAATACGAAGGAAGATACAATATGTCACTAAAAGTAGATTATGCTAAAAAGAAATCAGATAAAGAATTTACAAAACTACCAGAAGCAATTACTGTAAGCATGGCACCAATTCCATCAAGACTACAAACTAAATTAGGCTTGAATAAAAATATGCCACAGCGTGAAGTTGCAGAAGAAGGACGACGTGTAGCAATACAATACATAGGACTTGGTAAACCAGGAGATAAAGGTGGACGACCACGATTATTCGCTGTAGGTTTAGGAAAGAAAAAGGAAAAGCCACCAGAAGAAGAACAAGATGAATTACCACCGGGAGAGTAAAATCTCCCAATTATTTTTTTTTGTTTCTATATGAAATTGAAGATGTGTGTAATTATGGTCTGTATACTAGGAGTAATGTCTGGATGTATTGATAGCCCACCATTACCTAGTCCCATAGGTACAGACAGAGGCTGGAATATCATATCATTACCAGAAACAATAAATAAAAATGCAACGATAGTTGCCGTAGGAGATGAGATATATACATGGAATGACGCTGTAGAAAACTCATTGGTACTAAATAATATATATGAATATAAGCCAGTGCAAGGATACGTAGATTCAAATGTATTTGAAAGACATAAAGGATATTTTGTATTCTTTTATAATTCAGATACAATAGTAAGATTACCAAACGAATTAAATGTAATAACGTGTCAAAGATTGCAAATTAATGGTAGTTCAACATTAGAATTAAACTGTACAACGCTGATAATAGCACCAGAGTATTACAACAATACATTAGTATGTAAAAGCATAGACATAACAGGTGAAATAATATTTAAATACAAGGGAGAGTCAATGCCATGATTTTAATGTACCTGTAGCTTTCATATTCTCCTCAAATATATAATACAGGTACACTCTTCCGAAGAAATCAACAGGCTCATAACCTGTAGGAAGTAGTAGGTACACCTATGAAGATATATATGTAGCGTTGGAGCGTGGTGTGGACTCTAGTACGTATATGTTGGCATACAATTACGTTCAAGTCGTAGGTGTATCATAGGAGGTTTTTATGAAAAAAGATATAGTATTTATAATACCAGAAGTACCAATAAGAGATGAAAATGAAGACTACACATCTTGGTTTGCAAAATGTTTGCATTGGTATTGTAGAATTGGCTGATATATAGGAGGTAAAGAACATGAAAAATAATGAGTGTCGTGATAAGATATGAGAGAAGATTTAGAAGAATTTATATTAGAAATGGAAAAGGTATTAGCAAAACATGATGAACAGAAAGGCAATAGTTGGAAAACTTGTGATATAAAATTTCTTGAAAATAAATTAATTGAAGAATTTGAAGAATGGAAAAATCAACCAAAAAGAACTGGGAAGGGCGATGAAACTGTGGATATTGCCAATGTTTGTATGATGCTTTGGCATAGATATTTTCCAGAAGTATATAGGATGTAAATAAAATGAAACAATTTGAAATGATAAGAAAATGTCCGAAATGCAAATCAACAAATATTTCTGGTGGGTGGTTAGACCATCAGTTATACTGTGAGGATTGTAGGTGAAGTGGAGTATTAATAAAAGATTTGGAGTATAGGAGGTAAAGAACATGAAAAATGATGATTGGACTTTAAAAGGAAAATCATTTAAAATGGTTTATTGGGATTTTAATAATGAACCAGATGATGATGGTTATACAAAACAGGAAACGGACAATGCTTTTAAATCAGAAGATATCGAAATACTACGAAAGAAACTCATTGAAGATATATCTAAACTTTCAGGTAAGTATGGTATAGAGTATATTTCAGACGTAATAATTGAAATAATTGATAAAAGATTTGGAGTATAGGAGGTAAAGAACATGAAAAAAAATGAAGCATTAAATGAAATAAATCAAGCTATATTATTGGGAGATAATGATAGTAGACGGTTAGTAGATAAAGCAAGTTGTGAATATCTAAGAGGCATAGTGATAGGAATAAAATATATTGTAGAAAATATGAGGGATTGAATGAAAATAGAATTTAATAAATTAGAAGTATCAAACATTGTATACATTTTAGATATAGAAGGAGAAGTAAAAGATATTGCAATAGAAGTTGGTAAAAAAGATGGATTTGAAGCGTATCTTTCTCCTAGTGGATATCTAACAATAAACATACCGAGTAGGTAAATATGGTAGAAGAACCAATGTGTTCACACCCAAGAACAGATATATGTATGGAATGTGAAATGAAAAAACTTTGTTATGGAAATATGAAGGAGGATGAAATATGTCAGACGATAAAGAAATATATGAAACGAGGTTTTTGATTATAATAAAAGATATAGAAAGACCAAGCACAGACCAAATTGAAAAAGTGATACAGAAAGTATTTAAGCCTTACGAATTGATGGTAGTAAGGGAGGCATAATATGTCAAGAATATCATCCAAACGTTATAGACAGCGACATCGTGAAAAAGTTAGAAAGAATAAAAAAGAATATTACGCAAAGAATAAAGACAGAATTAACGCATTGGCTTTAGAAAGGAGACAATACATAGAGAAACGTGCTAGAGAATACATGAATAGGTGTTGATGTGGATTACATTTTCAGAACAATGAGTACTGTATGTATAGATTGCCTTAAAGATAAAAGAATATTACATATGAGAATACATGAAGATGGAAAAACAGTAGCACTACAGTTTGGTTTAAGCTGTGGTCATTGGAAAACGATAGTATCATGCAAACAGAGAAAAGAATAAAAGGTTTATGCTGTAAAAATGGAAACGTCTATTTCCTAAATGAAGATAGCGACCATGATGAAATAATAGTACATTATAAGATTTTAGTGAATATTCCCATATACCAAGATTGGCGTAAGTTTATAAGATTCGATATGATGGAAAACGAGATTTTATTACCAGACTATAAACCAGCTTGGTTTAATAGACAACATTCATATTATATTGAAAAGATAAAGAGTGAATTTAGGAGGTGGAAAATTGAAAGTAGATAAGCTGATTGAATTACTACAGAAATGTGACCCAGATAAAGAAGTTGAATATGTATCAGACCCTTACCATACAGGTGGTACTATAACATATATCAGAGAATTAGACGATAGAGTGTGGATAGGATGAAAACCAAAGATGAGATATGGTTTGAACATCTAAAATCACATATCACAGGATTGACACCAGAAGAATTAGATGACAATGGAACTTGCATAGTGTGTAAAAAGAAACGTGATGACATACTTACAAAGTTTCAAGTATTTGGACTAGCAACGTGTCATAATTGTAAGCAACTATTAAAAGCATTAGATGAATTAAACGTAGAATATGATTATAAAGAAGTTACAATATTCGATTTGAAAAAAATATTAATGAGAAATAAAATAAAGTTTGGAAAGAAACCAAAATTAGCACCATTTGTGATAACACCTGATGGTAGAAAACTATGTGGTATATCAGAGATAATGTCAGCATTACGTTCAATGGAATTAATAAGGAGAGATACAAAATGAGTGACGACGAACTAGACGATTTAGAGAAAGAAATACTAGAAGATAACATACCAACTGTTACAAAACCATCAGGAAAATACATAATATTAGACGATGGTGATGAAGTGATAAGTACAGACTCAGAATTTTGGTATTTATTTTTCACAAATCAAGAGGTAATGCCAGATGAAGTTAAAAGACATAAAAAGTCTCAATAAATGAGAGGTAACACCATATGAAGTTAGAAGATGTAAAATGTCTTAATAAATATAGATGCAACACTAATAAATATTGGTGTGAAATATGTAGACGTCATACAAAAAATGAACTTCATAGTGATTTTTTCACAAGAAAAGGTAAAAGAATTAGTAAGAATGAAGATGAATGATGAGTGAGGTGAGCAATGATAATAGTATTGGAAAGCAGATGTATAGTGTGTGGAGATAAAGCAGTAGTTGATGGTGTTTATACGTGTAATGGAGAGTCGTATAAATACTTTTTATGTAAAAAACATCAGTATGACAACGTAGATGCAATAGTAGAGGAAAAATACTGTGGCAGTAAACGCAGTTGAATATCTGTTACGTAGAGCAAAAGTAGAAGACCTATTACGAGAGTACGATGTATACCAAGAAACGCCTAGTGGTAGAATAAAAGTTACTACAGCGAATCTTGCGAAGATGATAATGAAAGAATATGGTTATCACTTCAAAACGCTTGTGGACAAAACAACGAACAAATCAGAGATAGTATATTATAAAAAAGGATACTATCATCGCGGTGGAGAAGCAATAATACGCAAACTTATAAACGAACTTTTAGAAGAAAAGACTAATAACATAAGAAAATCAGAAACGCTAACTTTTATAAAAGACGACAGCATACATTATAGAGATGAATTTGAACCAGATTTGAATTTTCTATGTCTTAAAAATGGTGTATACGATATAGACAACGACAAGCTATTACCACATAGTCCAAAATATGGATTTGTAAATCAATTACCAGTAACATACGATAAAGATAAAGATTGTCCAAAGATAAAACAGTTCATGAAAGAGATATTTCCAGGCAAGTATAAGAAATACATAGACGTTGTACAAGAGATGTTTGGATATACACTATTTAGAAAGTACCATTATCCTGTAGCATTTATATTGTATGGTAGAGGAAGAAATGGTAAATCAACGTGTGTAAATCTTTTAAAGAAACTTATAGGAAAAGATAACTATAGCACACGAGAACTACATGACTTAGTATCTGATAGATTTGCAACGGCAGACTTGTATGGAAAAATGGCTAACATTTGCACTGAAATATCATCACGGACAATATCAGACTCAGCAAGATTTAAAGCATTAACTGGTGATGACGATATATCAGGTATGTACAAATACATGGGAACATTCAATTTCAAAAACTATGCAAAGTTAATATTCAATGCAAACGAGATTCCAAAGACTAATGATACAAGTTATGCGTTTTACCAGAGGTGGAAAATAATAATATTTTCAAGGACGTTTCCAAGAGGAGATAGTAAGACCAAGATTGGGCTTGCAGACATAATATGCACAGAAGATGAACGGTCAGGACTCTTTAATTGGGCAATCCAAGGCTTATACAGACTCCGACAAAATGGAGACTTTACAAAAACAGATTTGTATGAAGATGATGAACTTTATGAATTGTTATCAAATCCAGAAGTTGCATTTATAGAAGAATATCTAGTTGAAGACAGCGATTGCACAGTAAGCACTGAAGATGTATACAAAAGATATGTTAAATGGGCAAAGGAAAAATCATTTCCATATATGACTAAAACTTTGTTTAGTAGAAGATTGATAGATATATTAGATACAGTAAAAATAAAAGTTGAAAAAAGAATAGGTCAAACTAGTAGAGTATATGAAAATCTACGTTGGAAAGATAGTTATTCACCAGTAGATGATTTTCTAAATAAATTAGAACAAGGTGAATTAAAAGATGAAAGAAAAGGAGGTGAAAAATGATTGTAGAGATAATCTTATTTATACTATACTTTTTCATATCAATGATTGTACACGAAATAGGACATAAGATGACAGCAGAACATTATACAGATAAACCAGCAAAAATAGAACTATGGTGGCATGGAAAGATTCCATCATTAAGAACAACATATGCAGGTACATTAACAGAACAGGAACGTAGGATATTCCTTGTAGCAGGTGGACTATTTTCTGGAACAATTCTGATGATACCAACAGCTCTGACAATATTGGCTAATTCTACATATACAATATCAATATTTCCAATAATGTTAATGCAGTATTGTTATGGATTATATGAATTAGCATACAGAGATGAATTACTATTGAAAACGTATATGTTCTTTAAGAATGTAGTATATATATTTACTATATTCACTGGTATAGTAATATGTATTGTATTATTTTAAGGAGGTTAAAAATTGGCTAAATTAATACCTATTGCAAGTTGTCCAACAGATATAAAATTAACAACATCGAAAGAAGCAATAGAATATATATTTAAGGAGGTAAAATTAGATGAGTGTAGAATCAAACCAAGATAATGGAAAACCATTTCCAAAGGAATGTAAAACTATATGTAAGAACTGTGCAAATTACATAGCTCGATATGAAGATATGTATAGTACTTTAACGGCACTTTGTAAGGCAACAGCAAAAACTAAAATATCATGTGTAAATGGAGAAATAGATTGTGAATATGAAGAATGCAATAAAATAAATAACGGTGATTGCAGAATGTTTAAAGAGAAAGCAGAAAAAGAATTAACTAAATTACTTAAAAGACGGTTTAGTGAAATAGAAAAGCCAGGCATGTTTTCAGATTCAGAAATATCAGAAATAGCATATCTATTAATAGAAGATTTACATAGAATGTTAGTACTAGGAGAACCATCAGAAATATTATGTAGTAAGTTTATAGGTGATTGTGATGATACAATAATAGAAGCAAAAGAAGAATATAGAAGGAGATATCGTAAATGACAAAGCTTAAGAAAGTTAAAGATTGGATATTACTTTGCGAAGATAAAGAACATATTGAAGCAGAGTTAAGAAAGTGGCTACAACATTTTATTGAAGTTGCAGAAGGAAAAGAAGGAAACGTAATAGAATGCGACTTTGATAAATTCAACGTAAAATATTATACTGACTGTAAAGATATACTAGATAAAGACCCAGAATGTAAATCAGCAGAAACTAATCCAAGGATAAGACGTAGAAAACAAGCTGTATTCTTACAACTATTCATAAAGACATTACTAGATGAAGTAAAAATAAAAAAGATGAAATATTCATGTTCACATTGTGGCTGTGAAGATGTAACGTTTAATGGAATACATAATGGACACTATTTACGCTGTCCAAAATGTAAGAAGATTGACTTAATATTCTATGAGCCAGAAATGGAAGAAAGCATAAATGATTGCATGAAAAAAATAGGAAGTAATTTTAGACTAGAATTCAAACAAGATATGTTCAGTAATTTCACAATGAATAAATTTAATACTGATGATGGATAAAACGAGAGTAAATCTGAAGTGTATTTTGGTTGCAGGGTAGGTTACACTTTTTTCTTTTTTTTAATCAAGTATTTTTTTTTTTAAAATTTTAATAAATGTTGCATAAGGTAAAAAAACCTTAAAAGTGTAACCTAGAGTCATTACCACGTTTTACATCTGGGTTGCAGGGATGTATGTTTTTTACTTTTACGTTATATTTAAATATCTCGTTTGTGCTACTTTTAAGGCTAAAACGTCATATAAGTTTACTGTATAATTTTGTGTAAATGGAAAACCTTTTATCCATATATTCCATACATGAGTAGTTTGATTCCATCTTGCTATCCATTGGAATGTAGATATTGTAACTAAATCTTCAACGTTCTTTGGTGTACCACTATACCCAACATAATTATAACCATAATTTCTGCATGGTGGTGCTCCACTTTGATTTGTTAATGTTATATTTCGTGATGCTGTATAGTCAAATCCACTGTCATTTTGCATTGATATTGTAAGTGTTCCTGTGCCACCTAAATCTACCATTATTACATCGTAGGTATTTACTCTAAAATCTATTCCACTTCCATTTAATTGATATTTATACCATCCACTTTTAACTAGCCAGTTTGTACCATTGTTATTGTTTAATCCGTCATCGGTTCCGTTCCAATCTGGAGTTATATTACCTGTATAATTTCCACCATCTATTGTATAGTTATATACATAATCTGGAAGCCATCTTGCAATATATCCTGTTTCTCCAATGAAATGTTTGTTTACAATCCACGTTGCTCTAGTATCATTCTGTCCATACCATATGAAATAATCTACACCTCCACGTCTTACTGTCATGTTTGTTAGATTTGCTAATTTTACTACCTCTGCACGTACTTTGAAATATACTGTTTCTTCTGTTGATAAACCACCTACTCTAACATCAGCACTAGTTTTAAAATAGAAAGTAGTATCTGTATTTGGTGGTGTTGCATCTTCTTCTACATCTACACTCACTGAAAATACAAATACTGTGTCTTCTTGATATTCACCTCTGTTATCTACTTTAATGTTAAAGTCATAAGTTGTATCATCAGAAGCGACAGTATGTATGAATGTCATTAAAGACAGCACTACAACTATCACTCTGAGAAGTTTCACTGTAAGCCTCCTCTATTTTATTTTGGCATTCTAGTTATTGTAATAGACCACCTATCCCCGCCCACACCATAATACATATCTTGTGCTAAGCCTGTAGGTATTATAAGCTTAAATCTAACATATATAGTTGTATTTGTAGTTATTTCAAATGGGTCATCACCTGCAAGCCATGTTGAAGCGTCAATCATTACATCAGTTCCATCTCCAGCATTGTTACTAAAGTTGTAATATGTTATGTTATCAATACTTGCATATACGTGTATGTTCTCTGATGGTATGTCTGCACCTGTGTCATTCATATCATGTATTGTTATGTTCATTCTTGTTATTTTGTATGTTTCATTTGATGTTATTGTACATCTTAATGTATCATCACTTGCACCAGTGCTATTACACCATACTTGATTATAACCAGCTGTAGACCATCCTTTAAATGTAACATAACCGTTATTCAATCCATCAACAGATATGCTAGAGTTAAATGTTGTACAGAACCAGAATGTTTCTCTAGTATATACACCATCTGTAGCATTTACATATACTGTATAATTTGTATTTGGATGAAGATTCATTGTAAGTGATTTTGTACCATTACTTGCACCATTGGCTGATGATGAAAAACCACGTGATTGTATTGTCCAGTCGAAACTATCCCCTTCTGCATCATTTATATCAATAGTAAATGCAGTATGCTTTAATGATACACCCTTACTTCTATTGTCTGGAAATTCATTACTAAATGCTGGTGGATTTCCTGCTGGTGGTGATGGTGCAGCCTTTGTTGTAAAGCAATACCATCTTGGTGTAGTTACTATGCCATCACTTACATTTATTCTTACATAATATTTAGTACTATATGAAGATGCAAAACTAAAGTTAATATCACGATATGTACCATTTCCAACACTAGAATTTGTCTGATAATTAGCACTACCATTTGTAGACCAGTATACATTCATATTATGTCCATCTGCATCACTTATGGTTATATTTATTTTTGGCCATCTTATTACGTTAGTGCTTTCATTTCCAGTACCATTTACTTTAAAATCACTCTGTACTGGTTCATCATTTGGATTTGGTTTTAATCTTGTTGTAAAACAGTACCATTTAGATATATTCTCCCATCCATCATTCACTGCAATTGCTACATAGTATTTTGTGTCGTATGCTGAAGCGAAACTGAAGTTGAGGTCTCTGTATGTACCGTTAACTGAACTTAAATTTGATTGATAGTTTGCACTACCATTTGTACTCCAATATATATTAGTAGCATTACCATTTGGGTCTGATGTAGTTATATTTATCCTTGGCCACCTTATAACATTAGTACTTTCATTTCCAGTACCGTTTACTTTAAAATCACTTTGCACTGGTGGTGAATTTACATATGGTTTTGGTTTTGTAGTAAATGTATACAATCTTGATATGTTTTCCCATCCATCATTTACTGCAATTTCTACATAATACTTAGTATCCCATGATGATGCAAAACTAAAGTTTAAATCTCTATATGTACCATTAACTACACTCAGATTTGACTGATAATTAGCACTTCCATTTGTACTCCAATATATATTAGTTGTATTTCCATTTGGGTCTGCAGTTGTTATGTTTAATCTAGGCCATCTTGGAACTCCTCCACTATTATTAGCATGACCATTAGCTTTAAAATCAGTTTGTGTTGGTGGTAAGTTTACATACGGCTTTGGTTTCGTTGTAAAAGTATACAATCTCGTAACATTTTCATGTGTATCATTAACTGATATTGTTACATAATATTTTGTATTCCATGATGACGCAAAGCTAAAGTTAAGGTCTCTGTATGTACCATTGGCTGAACTTAAGTTTACTTGATAGTTTGCACTTCCGTTTGTACTCCAATATATGTTTGTTGCATTACCATCAGCATCTGCTGTAGTTATATTCAATCTTGGCCATCTTGGTACACCTCCACTATTATTAGTATGTCCGTTTGCTCTGAAATCACTTTGTGTAGGTGGTGTATTTACCCATCCTGCAACATATAATCTTTCGTATGCTCCTATATCAAATACTCCATTAATTGGTCTTGTTGTATACGCATAATCTTCATATATTCCAAAATCTCCACCTGCATCTATAGCTGGTGATGTTGCACTCAAGTTGTATGGGTCGCTACCACTTCCTTTAAGTAAAGGACTACCATTAACTGGATGTTCTCCATATTTCTCACTTGTTTTATTGAATAGATTGTTATATACTGCTAATCCTGGATATGAATTACCATCTTGTAATCTTATTGAAAATGTATCTGGACCTTCACATATATTATCACTAAAGTTACATCCTATTATATCTTCCCAATCGTTATATACTCCAAAGCTACTTTCTCCACCGATGAGCGTATTTCCATAGAATGAACAGTATCTAGTTTGCGCTTCCATTGATGATGGATTCTGTGTTCCTTGTAGATATGCTGGAAAGTGTGCATAATGTGGTGACTGATTTACTATTAATATGTTATTGTATGCTGTATTGTTATTACATCCTGCATTACTACCATCATCTAATTCACTTCCCATGTGTATACAGCTAAAGTTTCCCCATATGAAATTATTATGTGCACTATTCCAACTTGATGAACTTCCATAAGCATCAAAATATATTCCACCACCAGAATTCCAAGGATTTACAAGTACTGGTGTCCATCCATGTGATGTATTAATCATACAATCATATATTTCAATATGTGAACTTCCTGATTTAACGTCTATATTGTTTTTATGACCGTTGCTCATTATTGTATCATTAACTCGTCCCCAGTCTGTTTTACTAAAGCTGATTCCTTCTTGTGAATTTACACCACTCCAACAGTTATTAATCTCATCAGTAATGCATCTTTCTACAGCAACATCTCTTATTCTATTTGAATAACCATTAAACTTAATTGCACTACATGACATATTATCAAATGTACAATCAATTACACTTAGATTATGTGCATAATATGTTGATACAGAATTTCCAAAGAATACACCATGATATGCACCATCTTTGAAATGTATACCACATACTATTAAATCATGCACTCTCATTGTCTTTAAACATCCACTATCTGAACTGTCGTTACCTTCTTTCCATACAACATAATCATTTTCAAATGGTCGTATTATTGTTGGATGTGTTGTATTACCTGACATTATAGCATCATTTGAAGAATCTTTATATACCTTTTCATCGTATGTACCAGCATATATATTTATTATACATGGTCCCGTACCACTTTCCCATGCATAGTCAATATGACGCCAAGGATTGTTTTTACTTCCTGTACCAGTTGAATCACTTCCATTTGTACCAACATAATATATGTTTGAATAATATTGTGGTGGTGCCGATTCATTTTCTGCATGAAATATCATCCATTCGTTTGTTGTATTTGCACTACCTCCACTTCCATCACTTACTTCTGCATACCATCTAACTTCTTGACCGTATCCAAAATCACCATGATTCCATCTGCACGTACCGTTTGAACCGAATGATGTATTCTCTTGTACTAAACTCCATCCTGAAAACCAGCGATACCATTTTACAGATAAGCTATCATTACCATTTGGGTCAGCCACATCTATAGCAACATGGTTAATTCTATTTACATCCCATGAATTATTAGCTGGTTGAGGATTACTTATTGTTGGTGGTAAATCTACATATGGTGGTCCTGATGGTTCTGCTTTTGTTGTAAATGTATACCATCTGCTTGTATTTCCTTCTTCATCTTGTGGGTTACAAGTATCATTTGCATATATTTGTACATAATATTTTGTACTATAGCTATCTGCAAAACTACAATTAAGGTCTACATATGTGCCATTATATACACTCACATTGGCTTGATATATTCCAGTTCCGTTTGTACTCCAATATACTGTAAAATCATCTCCCATATGACTTGTATTGTCGTTAACTTCTATTTCTAATCTAGGCCATCTTATTACATCTACTGAATTATTACCTGTACCATTAACTGTAAAATCATGTACGTATGGCTCAACATTATACATAGTCCAAAATCTTTGCCAGTAATTAGACACATTATCATATTCATCTGTAACATCTACATACCAGTTAATATCATTATGATACCAGTATACTGAAACTCTATCATACGATACTGTTTCATTTCCAACACTAACATTTGTTTGTACATGATGATATGTACCATCCCAATATCTATACCATTTCACTGTAGTTAAATTTCCATTTGGGTCACTTATGTTTACTTTTATTACTGCATCTATTCTTTTATCTATAGAATTGTTAGTAAATTTATAATGTGGTGTTATAACAGGTGGTGAATTAGAGTATGGTGTCAATTTTGTTGTAAAGCTATATGTTCTATTTGTCCAATAAATACCATCTGTTGCATTAACACTCCAATAATATTTTGTTATATATGCTGAAAAATTAGAATTGTTTTGAACTATATTTACTGACCCACTACTTACATCAATACTATTGTTAATACCAAATAATTCCCATGTTCCACTACTATTACTATGCCAAGTTACATTGAGTGTATTAGTATCAACATCATCTACAGTAACATTTAATATTGGTGTCAATTCTATAGCAATCGAAAGATTATCTGGATTTGGATTTCTTATTGCAGGTGGATTACCACTAAAAAATTCCTCAACAGAATTTCTAAGTTTCGAATAATACATATTTTCAATATCAGCCCCAAGTGTTTCTCCATCCGTATCATATGCAACAACCCATCCTCCAACACCGTTATATGTCGAAAATCCAAATAACTCATTCATATTGTCATTGTCGCAATCATCAACTATAAAATAATTAAATACAGCAGTTACTTCTTGTTTAATAAAATTATTTGTTTTGTTCCAAAATCTTAATCCTCTATCAGCATAAACACTTCCAGAACTTGAATGTATGATTTCTAACGAAGAATCACCCAACACATTTGCCATAACTGGATTCTGAAGTGACTTTGTATTGTTAGCTTCAGTTAAATTTGTTTCCCACTTCCAATTTGTAGCATCCCAAACCTGTATCTTATCATTACCTTCTCTTTGAGTATAAATTTCAATATCTCCATCCTCATCAATATCATTTATAGTTGGTGTATCATGTACATACAATGTCATATTTTCAGAACTGTTCCATTTTCCAGGCATAATATTTCCTGTTTCACCGTCAACAACACCTATCCATGCACTACCTGCTGACGTTTCAAATGCTAAGATATCCAAATATCCATCATTATCAAAATCCACTATTGCAGGAGTCCCTCCAGAACAACTGACATTATCATAACTCCATAATAGATTAAGATTTTCATCGTAACATTGTAATCCATCTCCTTCTGGGTCATCCCTACTTGTACTTATAATCTCCAATTTTCCATCATTGTTAACATCTGCTGCTGCTAATCCTCCATTACATGGGGTTTGTCCAGTGCTTACATTAACGACTTCTGTTCCATTGCTTCCATATACCTTTCTCAAATATGGAATAGATAAATCATAAAAGTTGTTAATGGAATGATAAACATAATCCTCTCCGTCAATCTCATATATTATTGGTGGTCTATCCATCCTTGAAGTAGATGTATAGTTCCATAGCAATGTTCCATTTTCTGCATGAACACATCTTACTTCATAATAACCACAAATAATAGCTTCCAAATCGTCATCATTATCACAATCCCCTAACTCAACACAGGCATGACAACCGATTCCTACATTACTATAATTCCAAATTTCTGTTCCATCTGACCCATTCACACAAACGATTATTCCCCATTTTTTAGCAGTGTCACTATCATAATATCCTGATGAAAAGAACAATTCCATATTTTCATTTCCTATTACATTAGCCCCTATTGGAATAACCCTTGATGTAAATGTATTATTTACACCCCAATATGTATTTGGTGCATAGTCTCTTATTTTAAATTTCCATTTTTCAATCAATATATTCCTTGTTGTAAATGAATAACTATCATTATCCCATCCTCCTGCACCATCATTTGTTGAAACATTCCAGTAATACTTCTTACCATAACCAGTGAAATTTATATTGTTCTGATAATATGTTCCATTACTTACACTATTGTTTATACCAAATACTTGCCATGTCCCTGATGAATTACTACTCCAAGTAATGTTCATACTTTGGTTTGCATCATCTAAATCATTTACTACAATTCTTAATTTTGTCTGAACGTCAACACTTGTATTTCCATTCTGAGGGTCAGGATTTAAATTTACTGGATTGGAATTAACCCATCCTGCTTCACTTGGTGTATATAAAGCATACAAACATCTATGATAACTACTTCCAGTATCATCTTCCCACGGGTCTTCAAACCCATCCTCATATGTTTGTGTACAATAAACAGAATAACCACTATCACCACTTTGTGCCATTAAACCGATACCTGCTCCACTATCCAGATTTCCCATTAAAGCAATAAAATATTTTGTATTATTTGTTACACTTGGTGGACTTGAAAAATTAAGTCGTACCCATCTATTTACACTATCACCTATTATAAGATTTGTTTTTTCCTCTGTTTCTGCTATTTTATCAACCGGGTCAGCATCACCATTATATGTATATAATGCACCTTTTACATCAAATTGAGAACTACCTCCTGCATATCCATGCATGTATGCATATATACAATCAACTTCACCATCACCATCACTTACTAAACCCCATGTCGCCACCTGTCTATTATTGATAACAGTCCATCCATCACCAGATGCATTATAACCGAATTCTCCAGATTCTGGGCCCTCCATAAGCATAAATGGTGCTGATATTATTCCAAATGCAACTAATATTGCAATAATTTGTTTTTTATAAGTATTTAACTTATCTCTATAGTAGTACATAATACCTACAACACTCGCTGCAGCTATTAATGATATAGCTAATATTAATATAAATTCCATCTTTTTACCTCCATTTTAATAAAAAAAATAAGAGTAGGATTTCTAATCTTCGAACAGTTCTTTTGCCAGTTCTATGACTTCTTCCCACTCTTTAATTAATCGCTTTGCTTCATCCACAGTAACAGTATCATCTTTTATTGCATCAGTGGTTACATATAATGCTTCTCCAAACTCTATTGCAAGTTTCTTATATTTTTTCCATTTTGCACCACCTAGTGCAGCCAATAATGTCATTATGGTTGTAACTAATGCTGCGATTAATTCAGGTGTTATTGGTATATCCATAACATACCTCCTTATTATGTCACTAAAATAGTAACTATGATTGCTACAACAGCTATTAAAGCTGGTATTCCTACTTTTATACAAGTTTTTAAATTTGCCTTATGTATTGAATAATCAGTATTTAATTCTCTTACCGTAGAAACTAAACCCCTATCTCCATTACCGAATAACTCTTTTCTTATGAATTTGAGGTCATCTCTATTTTCAGTAACATTTGCTTTTATTGTTGCAATATCAACAGATATCTTATTTAATTTTTCATCTGCAGAACTAGGTATATCACTTAACATCTTTTCTTCATTAATTTTTTGCATTCTTTTATCTAAAATCTTTCTTGTACTTTTCCTACCTTTCATATAAGACCCCCTATCTTTCAAATGTTATTGTATATTTATACATATCAGGTCTACCCATAGAATCAAAATCAATATTTTTTAATCTCCATATCCCATCTATATCATCTTGTAAGTTTGCTATAGTAACTTCATCTCCAATCTTACCACGCAAATCATCTACAAGGTCAAATGACTCACTTGTATCTGGTCCATCTCTATCTTCTTTACCTATTAGCTGTAAACTACGTTTTCCAATTCCAAATGGATGTAGTTCATACGTTTCATCCCTTAAATTTGTCTTCATTAATGTAGATACGTTTATTGTTGTAATATTTATTGGCTCTCTTAAATATATGTTGTCTATACTCCATTTTAATATTCTATCTAATGTTATATTGAACATACCAGTATGATAGCGTGGATAATTAAAAGAACGTTCACCTGCATAATCTCCATTTGTTTCATAACTTTTTATCGTAAATGTATCAGTATCATTATCTCTATATATCTCTGCTATATCATTTATCATATAGTAACCATTTACTATTTTACCGAATATAACTTTTGAGTTTGTAGTTGCATTAAATATTATAACTTTACCACCATTAACATTATATGGAGTAGAATCAGTTGTCTTTGCAGTTCCAAATACTGGTCTCGGATTTGTTACAGTCATTATATTCTCTCCAACGTTAATGTATATCTATATCTACCAGAACAGTATCCTTCATGTTTTTCAGCATTTATATCCTTTATATAATAATCAGTATTTAAATTTGTATCAGATAAACCTGAAACTGCCATCTTATATCCCAATGCTATATAATTTCGTATCTTTTGTACCTTATCTTCACCAGTTGTTATTTCTTCTCCTTCTATAACAAGATAATCTTTTTCTTTTCCACGACTATATATCTTATAATAACCATCTCTAAAATTAAATTTACCTAACGCTGCACCTGTAGTTATACGTATGTTTATTGGGTCATCTAAAGTAACAGTAGCACTTCCATTTAATCTATATGACACTTTCAATGTTGGCATAGGTCTAGATAATACATTTTCAGAACTCAACATCTTAGAAATAACTAAATAATTCACATATGCTTCATTTGTAGATTGTATTCCTATTCCAAACCATCCATTAGTTAAATTTGTTTCAAAATCTGTTTCTGCAGATGTACCTAAATCTATATATTGATTGTATGCACCATTTATCATAAAACCAGCAGTATTGTAATATATTGTACCTTCTCCAATCTCTGCAAACAGTTCTCCATCAGTTATACTACCATCATAAAAATCTTTTGGTCGTGCACCTAATATCTCTCTTATCTGAGAATCTCTAGCATTTGTTTCACGTGTAGTTTCACATAACAATGCAAGCTCTATAACATTTATACCTGATTCCAATATCGATGTATCCCATTCTATAAATCCTCTATTATATGTATGACTAGCATCTACATATCCAATTTTAATTGTAGTAGAATCAAAATCAGTAGTATATAAACCTGTATCACTATCGTAAACTAAATAACCATCATATGAAGGTTGAAAATACTTAACATATATATCAGTTGAACCTGTCAATGTAAACGACATTATATTCCACTCTCCGGTGCATATGGTATTGATATTGAAAGTGTGTGTCCATATACAGGACTCTTATAAAATATTATACCACAATTATCAGTTGCAGTAGAATAATAATATATCTTTAATCTTAATTTACTTCCTTCATCTACTAACACTCTATTTAAATCAAACTTAAATGGAAAACATACCTCATAACCAGCATCTACATCTTGGTCTATACTACTTGCAACATAATTTCCTAGTGCTTCAACATTTCCAGCATCATCTACACTTTCCAATGTAATAGTATAATCTGTTAAATATGTACCTATTGCTTCATCCCAATTCTCAAATGTCCAATATCCTTCACACCATCCATCTAAATAATATCTATATTTATAAGATGATGGTATTATAAAATAAACTGTAGTATCTTCCGTACTTGTACTCATAGCCATACCATCAAGTACGTCATCTGGCTCTACAGAATCAGTTTTAACCAATATTTTATTGTAGTCAACACCGCCCCATGTATATTTAAAATGGTTGTAGTGTAAACCATAATATTCTTGGTAATTAGGTAAAAATCCCATTGTTTGTACCTCCATTTAAAATACAAAATGAGATACAAGGAATATTTATATATACCCTTGTAACCCAGATATACGCAACGCTTTCAAGATAGGACAGGGAAATTTTTTTCAATTTTCATCCCACCCTGTAATTAGTTTGTAATCCTGATATAAGTCCTGTGCTAACTGCGTAACCTAGACGTGTTATGAACGCTTCCATGTCATCATCATTTACAATCCTTGCGTTAATTTCTATCGGTGGTATGTTTACTTGTATTGTTGTTTGTCCACCATGACCACCTGCTGGAATTACTTCTTCTCCTTTATGTAATGGATACAAACCAGTCTTTGGCACATATGTTGTTCCATGTTGGAATCCTCCTGGCCATGAGCCTCCAAATGGTGTCCATCCACCTGGCAACGCTGACCTAAATATAGATAGTGCCTTAAAGAAGTCATTACCATGATTCTGTGATATGAATTCAGAAAATAATCTATATTGCCTATTTGCTTCTCTTACAACATTTAAACCTGTTATCGCTTCATATTGTTCTGTTAATCCTAATGTATCTATTTGTTTTAAGAAATTAATATAGCCACCTACTGTTTTACCATATGTTGCCCATTCCTCTCTAAGCCATGATTCATATTTCAATAGTTCTGTTTGTTCAGCTATTATCATTTCTTCTAAATTTCTTATTTCATCATCTCTTATATCAGAAAGTTTATAATTTCTATATGACCATACATCTAATATTCTTTGTGCATCTTCTTCAGCTTGTTCTGCTTCTGTTTTTTCACCTTTAGATGTTTTTTTATTTCTTAGTTCTTCTAGTATTCTTCTAGTGCTTATTCTACCTGCTTCAAATGTAAATCTCTTACCTGTTTGCTTGTTTAACTCTTCCTGTGCATCTGCAGCTTCATATATTATCTTTGCTAACGCTGCAAGTTCTGGATTTAACTCATATAATTCATCTAGATATTCACCACCGTATGCTGATGCCATTCTATAAGCATTGTTCACTCTGTCTAATGCCGTTTCTTGTTCTAGGACAGCTTTTTGCCATCCCATATAGCCACCTTCATCCCATCCAAACTGTTGACCAGAAAATGCTGTATATGTTTTTCTAACTTGTTCATCTAATCTGTCAATCTCATTATTTAATGTTATAATATTTAATTTGTTGCTATCTATTGCTTCAGTAAAATCTCCCATAGCACCTTCTAAATAGTTA